ATATGTCTACTATAGGCATATGTTTTATATTGTAATCGTTTTAAGATCAAACCCTTTAGCACCATCCCAGTTTCCACGAGGGTTGTCCAATACTCTGTAACTGCATCCATACATAACAGTCACCTTTAAGTAAGTTTTTGTTCCGCCTGAAGTCTCGACCTCAAAAATCCTAAAAGCGTTTGAACGATCACCATAACCAACAACAGTAAGAGTTTCAGGTTTGTGATCTAATTCACCTTCAAACTTAGCACCAATTGATATTTTAGAGATTAGAGTTTTGCCTTTCATTTCCATTTGCATTGGACTGATAATGGCTTCGTTCAAGTTCTCATTTAAGAATGATTCAAATGTTTGTATATGTTTCATATGTTTGATTATTTAATTATGTATCCTGATAGTTGATTTGCATCATCGCGTAAATGCACCCTTACATTTTCATCTATTTTTATTGTTTTACTAATGTTATGACACATGATAAACCCGGCCAATCCACCGCGCAATCCTAGTACTGGAATTTTAATGCATTGTAAAATTCCGTTTAATTCCATATCACGACGATAAGATGTGTCTTTTAAATCGTTTATATTGGATGCGACAGTTTCGCCCAAAAGCAAAGATTGTATAACGTCAGGATATTCTGACACTAAAACATTTTGAAAATCTCTTTTTAGTTTTGCATAGCCGGGTGCTGCGGATTCATAAGTCATTGAAAACTTTTTCATTGACTTTCCGTTAAAAAATTTACCGCCGTTATGAAACTGACAAATTGATATACGATCAAAATCATATTTCAGTCGCATACTTTCAATGTATTCATTAACAAAAATCATTTCACCTAGATCCGATTCTTGTATATTTTCATCTGCATGTTTATCTTTATCCGCTTTTCTAACGTCATATCGGTTTTTAACCCATACAGTTATTAATGCTACAATAATCGAGGATATCCCTGTTATTGCTGGTCCGATCCATTCTGTCATCTCTTTATAAATTATTTACCTTGGCCACAATACAGCTTTTGGTAGTTCTTTGATTTTTTACTACGAGAAGATTTCTTCTTTGCATGAACGCCTGCGCGTTTCTTTTTTGGTTTAGAGATAAAGGATCTTGTAACACTTGATGTTTTAGCTTTTGCCACTATTCATTTTTGATTTTTTTAGAAATTTTTGAAATGATTTCATAATGATGTCATTCTCGTCTTCATCATCGTCAGTTGAAAATTTATCTCCACTACCTTTAGTAGTAGATGTTGGGGCAACGACATTTCCCATACCAGGTGTATTTGTTGTTGATGCAGCCGGAGCCGCAAAATCTTCTTTTACTCTTACCATCTCATCGTCTTCATCATCAAGAAATTGCATGAACGTTTTAACAGAAGGATCTCGTTTATCTTTTCTTGCAGACGCAGTCATAACATCTTCATCAGGAAGATTTGGTCGGTAAACCTCTTTATTTGTATCTTTAGGCATTAGCTCCGTTTACTATTTTAGAATGTATTCTTTGACCTGTCTTTGAGAGCGTATAAAATTTTGTCCCGTCCTTTTCGGTAACTATTACAAGATGTGAATTTTTGTTTAACCACTTACGCGATGTCTTACCACCCGTTTCTTCGTTTAACCCAGAAATAAATTCCATCATTTCTGTTTTATTTACAGTACCTTTTTCGTGTAAGAAAGATAATATTTTCTCGCGTATTGGTCCAGTTGCACCAACCTTCTTTTCAGGATGTGCATCGGTGTATTTGCGCTTAAACACAATATGACCTTCTGTGATAAATTCATCAAAAGTTTGTATTAGTTTTTCTTGCATGTGTTATATTGTTTTTAGATTTTATATATCTACTCGCGGTACCTATAAATAAAAAAAGTCAGGATTACTCCTGACCGTTAAACTATTTTGATATGTAATCTAAGATACATAGATAAACTTTCTATACTCCGATTGGTATTCCATAAAATACTTGGATATGATGTCAGGGACAAGCTTAGAAAAGTCGGCAACAGAACCTGTCTCCAATGTTTTATAAACGGCATCAATTCCCGATGAATAAGATAGAAAACTTAGATTATCAGAATATTGCGTACTCAGCCATTTTCTTGAAGCATATTCTATTTCCAGAGAACCAGTTGAACCATTTACAGCAATTAGTATTGGTTCGTATTTAGGACGTAACCCTTGATAAACTTGAGATATTAGAGGTGCATTTATAATATCGCAACTTGTAAATACGTCTTCATTTTCCTCAACAAGTTTTGATAACATCTTTTTAACTTTAATATTTTCAAATGCAAATTTATCTCCGCTCTTTTTATCTTGAGATACATGGACTATAATCACACGTTTACCATTCTTCTTATGAAGTGATTCGGCGGCTGAAAAATCTTTGTCAGTAAATAATGTATAGTTTCCTAATAAAACATTTACTTCCTCTTTACCAAGTTTAGTAGTACTTGGTTCTTTGGAAAAAACTTTTTGCATTAATGAGATAGCCCGAATATTTTCCGCGTCATTAACTTCAGGCGTTTCGATAATATCTTCTTTAATATCTTTAACAGAACTTAAAAAGTAAGTTTCAGTTTCAGTAAGTGGAGAGAATTCCAAATGAGCATAATCATCAGATGTTCCGCGTGATAACTCATCAATTTCTACTACAATCTTGTTAAAGTTATTAACTAATGATTCTGTTAGTAATCCCCCTGTTTTCTTTTCCTTTTTGAGATTAGTTAAAAAGATAGATAGTAGATATTCATAATTTTTATTTTCCTTTAATATCGTAATCGTTTTCTTGTCTTTAATCCATTCATGTACAAACGATCCTGATTTCTCTAAGAATGCAGGTTTCTTTAGGTTCATAGATAAAAAATCATCACCGTATTTCTTAACATAAGAATTAAACATTTCGCAGATAATAGAAATATATCTATCATCAGTTCTACTCTCATCAATGATCCTGGGTAACTTATAAGATTCAACAAAACCAAAGATATTCATTAACAAGATATCAAACATATGATCACGCCCTTTAGACACAGATTCTGTTATGTATTGCGAATCTTCATATTTAAGTAAAAGATTACCACGGTCAGTAGAACATTGGAATACAATACCTTCCATTGTAAGATCGTTGGTACGTAGGAACATATTAGTGTTATCATTTTCAAATAACTGTGTTATGTTATCTTCTTGTTTAATACTTTCTAATAATGCATCAAGAGTATGTTCATCAAGTCGACCTTCAAATAGTGGTTTATCACATTCTGTATTGAGAACTGTTGACCAACGTTTTAAAACTTCATGATTAACAATACTTTCAGATATTTTATCACCCTTGCGAATAGTCAAGTCAGTTAAAACTAAATGATTTTTAGGGACTTTTTGATATTCAATTTTTAACGGCTTGTTATTAGGAAAGAATGAAAAGCCAAATCTTTGCCCTCTTGGAATTTGTGATTTTATTTCACGGGGTAGATTCTCAATGTGCTGTATAGCAGATTCATATAAATTGTTAATAGTTCTGTCTACATGTGATAGAGCCGAACTACCATTTTTACCAAAAAAGACAAACCCTTTTTCCGTTTTCTCAAAAGAAAACCTATGAGCATCGTACTTTTCAGTTATTCGCAAATCAGAAGTTAATAAAGTTTTAAGTTTATCTTCTCCGTGTTTTTTGTAAAATTCTACTATCGTATTAATTCCAGCCATTTTATTTGTTATTGTGTATATATTCTTTACCCAAAAATGTTAGGGTATGTTTCCGCTGCCTCCGTTGGCATTGGTAATTTAGCACCCATTAGGTATCCTTTGAATGCTTTAAGAATTTCGGGCAATTTATCTTTATGTGGAAAAGCACTAGAATTTGTTAAACTCCAGCAACCTTCAAATGTCATTACATCACTTACTTTAACATTATCACCAAATGCAAGTTTAACAACGACATCAGGTGTGTTAGATATAAATTTATCATAATCATGTAATGTTTCAGTTGTTTTAATGATAGCACCTTTCTTACCCATAAATGATTTACGAACTTCTTGAACACCACGGTCAAGTTGAAGAACGTATGTGTTAATCTCTTCTACTTCTCCTTTGTCAGTAAGTTTAGCAGCTTCGCGTTTAGAGTAATTAATGATAGCCATTACTAACAGATTTCTATATGCACCTTTGTATTTAGATTCAGATTTTGTAAAGTCTGGAGAATAGTACATAAACTTAGACCATTCAAGACTTGTTGATAACATAAGATCGACTTGTGCGATTTCTTTTGTTCCAGGAATAACGACACCAATAGAAATTTGTTTAAACCCACTACTTACTGTTGTAGAAAAACCCGCCTTACTCAAGACAACATCCATATATTCTAAAACAGCATCTGGATTAATTGGCAATGAATTAACACTTGCAATTTTATCTACAGAAACAGCAATATCGAGATCACCACTTGTTGCATCAGCTGCCTTTTTACCAAACGATCCGATTGGCGCGGCATCAACATCATTACCATCTAGTCCCAAAAGTGGAAATACTTTTGACTTGACATATTCATAAACATCAGATACTTCTTTTTGTGACATCGGTCTTGCTTCCTTAACAGCATTCCCGCCTTCACTCACGTCAGAAATAAATTGTTCAAATAGTTTAACGTATTGTTTCATATTATAGTTCTTTATTTACAATATCGCTGTAGGGATTTGTCAAATCAATATCTCCATCAGCTAAAAGTTTTTTAACTTTTTCAACTTCACCAGGACCAATCACTGGCATCTCTACTCGCGGTGGTGCACCTGGCATAATTTTCTTTGGTAGAGAATCAGCGTTTTTCATCATGATACTTTTCCCCTTTTCATAATCTCCGTTAGCGCCCGGGACATTTCCTAAACTTTCTTTAACTTGTTCGGGCGTAATTGGAAACTTCCCTTGAATTCCATTAAGAATACAATTATCTAAAAGTTTACCAATGTTCTTACCAGTGAAATCTTGAATGTCACCTTCACCGTAATTACCACCTCGGTCAAACATACCAACAGTAATTGTATTTAGTGCAGTTACCAATGATTTTCCGGGTAAGTCAATTTGCGTTGCTTCAACTTTAGCATTAGGGTCACATAAAAAGGTAGCTGCCCAACGATGATGACCGTCCATAATGTAATTATCTTTAGAAACAATTGATCCTAAATCACCACCTATTTTTGTAGGTTTAGTATTTAGCATTGTCCCAATAGCCATACCAATAGCCTTCTCAGGAATAATCTCCGTCTGCGCAGCTTCTAAATTTTTAACAGCAATACTAACTTTTTTTCCACTAACAGAATCATCGCGTCTTTCTCCATCGTTTTCTCCATTGCCCATTGCTGCTTGTGCGGCTTTCTTGTTAATCTTACTTAAAGGAATAACATCACGCATCTTGAGAATTTCCATATCTTCTATTATGAACCCTTCAAATGTTTTAACATAATGCTTCATTACTTAATATATTTTTTTAATTCTGAAAAGTATTTTTGAACACTTTTAGGAACCATTTCAGAAAAACTCTTTTCATCAGAACGTAGTGCTTCGCGTGTTTTTGTTCCGCTTGGGCCGTTGGGTATTCTTTCATCAACGACCTCTACTCGAAATTCTTTTGTAGGTACATCAGACTTATTAGATAATAAATAGTTGACTTGTCTCTGATAATCTTTAAAACGATCGTCTCCACAAGCAACACCAATAGGATCATAGCCCATTTCACGAGTTAGTTTTACCATTTGAGGTATAACAGTTTTTAGTCCTTCGGGATAAACTATCACCTCAGCAATAAAACTAAATTCTTTGGTAACGTCATTAGCAATCTTTTCAAGTAGCGGACGTGGAAAGGGCGATTCTTCATTCTTAGATATAATTAAGATAGGAACAACTTTTACACCAAAAAGTTTATATGCTTTCTCAAATGCTTTGATGTGTCCTAAATGCATTGGCTGAAATCTTCCAGGAAAGAGAACGACCTTTTCATTAGAAGCTTCATTTATAAACTGTTCATATAGTTTTATGTGTTTCATACCTTTCCGTATATTCTTTTTCTAATTCGTTTTCCTGCTTTTGATAGAAATCTGGTATAATAACCATCCTTTTCCATTTCAGGTTTTTTGTTTGCTCCAACTACGTCAAAGATCATATCTTCGTCAGTAATAACGGGAACATTTGCGTTTGAAAGAATTTCTTCCATTTTAAGGCTGGCTTCAATAAACCATCCTTTAGTATTTAGTAATTCAAAGAGTTTCTTTATTAAATCACTCTTAGCTTGTTTCTTATCATTAGTACCAAGAAGAGCAATTTTGTTTCCCCATTTGGTAGGTTTGTATATAATGAACGCGTCAGGTTGATGATCGGAGTCAACATCCTTTATAGCTGTTGCTTTATACTTAGTTTTCATTTCTTGCCAATCATCAGCAGAGAGATCCATTCCTTGCTTAGCATATGTCGAAACATACATAGACCAAATGAGTTGCATATCATCGTCAGATAGTTTAGAAAGATCCATGTCTATCCATTTCCCCGGTGTGATATCAAATTCATTTATAAAATCTTCATATAGTTTTATATGTTTCATACAATACCAAAATTATTTACTTTCTCACACAGTTCTTCAACAGTATGATCGCATTTTGCGTTTTTCTTTTTATTATCTTTTGCTTTTAACATTTGTAAATTACATGGATGCGCGATTAAAAATGGACTAATTTTGTCCTTAAACCCTTGTGAAATACTATACTTATGATCAACATGATTATTCTTCCATCCACGTTTTAAACTTTTTGGATTGATTATATTCTTGAAAAGATTGTAGTTCTTCTCTGTTAATCCTCGGACAAAAATAAAGTAATCTTCCTTGTTATTCAGCAAATCATCATAGTTATCTCTGTAATGATCAAAATTAATTAAGTTAAGATTTATCACTTACTAAGGTAACGACGAGTAATTTCGTTAAAGTTTCTGTTATATGTACCAAGATAATTCCCTTTTACCCGGTAAATTAAAATGTTTGGTCCAATAACACCACGAACAGCATCGCCTGGAAATACATTCATTCTACTAATTTCCCTGCATTCTGATGTATAGCTAATAACTTGTGATTGTTTTAATGTAACAATCAAATCAGTAGAGAAACCCACTAGAGTCTCACCACTAATTAATGTTTTACGCGTGATAATGTGATTGGACAAATCCATGATAACAAGTTGCCCGTTATTCATTTCTATATTAGCAATCATTGTAGCTGTTGTCATTGTAGTGTTTATATTTTAACCAAAGTACTCAGTTTCAAAGAATAACACATCAAGTTTATTATCGGTGTTAATTAATTCTAATGCATTAAGATAATCAGAGTATTCAGAAACTTCACCAATTTGGATATCTACATATTTCTGTACAAAATTAAATGTTGCAGGATCTACGGTAGATAGAGTCTTTTGGTTTTCTGAGTATTTCATCAAAAGATTATACTCAAGATCATAAGCTTTATTAATTAAATCAACAAGACCAGCGAAATTTTGAGAAGTTGGTACTTGTGGGATAGCAGGCAAGATATTCCAATTGGTTAAATAATCTTGAAGACCTTGCGCGTGTGTTAATTCACCGGCAGCTTCAGCTTCAAAGAATCCGGCAGCTTTCTTGTAATTAACATTCTTACACCAGTTTGCTGCGTTTCTATAAAAGTAATACGCGGTGTATTCATCACCTAATCTGTCATTAAGAATTTTCTCAACTTCAGGAGTCAATTTATTTGGCTGTGAAGCTTTTGCTGTAAAGTCAATCGCTTCATTCACAGAATCTTTTTTTCTAAAGTTGTCAAATGTTTTCATATATGTTTGTTTTATTTTTTATAAGCAATCATTGATCTTATTTGATGAAGAGGAGCAAAAATTCCTGTGTATTTGTAGAGCTTGCCATTAAAGATAAATGTAATTCCTTCAGTAGGAACGATACTTTCTAAACCACCAGCGGCTGCTACTCTACTTAATTCATGTTCAAGTTTTTCGATATCTTTAATATCTCCGTTTGTACGAATAGAATTAATTGCACTATCTATTTCTTTTCTCATAGTTACGGCCGCCGCAGTTGGATTTGCTGAAAGAAACGCAGACATGTTCTTCATCATTTCAGTTCCTACCTCAAGGAATAGCCCTTCAAGCGGAGCGTATATCTTTCTCTTCAATTCTTTAGCACGAGATTTCTCCATGTCAATAAACCATGTAGCGCTTTCTCCAAGATCCTTTTTAATTTGACCAACCGTGTATGATTTATCAATATCAGCAAGTCTACGAGCAAGTCCGTCTAAAGATTCAGCAGGCAAATCAATTTTTGCCGATTTAGCTTCTTCAAGAAGTATTCTTTTACCCATACCCAATGCATAATCACCAACAGTTGAACTTGGATTAGTTCCACTGTCACGCATAACATCAGCTAATCGTTTTTGGTAATACACGGATCTTTTCTTTGTATCAGGAAAAGGAATTGATGCAATATCCTGTGGCCCACGAACGAAGAAAGTTTCTTGCGCCGCGGCATTAGCATCTGCTATCATTTTTCCTAAATCTCTGCCTGCTTGTTTATCTTCACCAATGGGGGAACCGGAATCATCATGTTCAACAACACCGTGAAAAACTAACATGTTCTGACCATAAGGAACAGTATTTTGTGTAACGGGTGTAATTATTTCAACCGAAGCAAATTTCTTTCCTTCATCAAAAAATTTGTGTTTATCTTTATCCGATAGAGAACTGATAGAAGCTGTAAGGTCTTTCATAGCAGCATTATACGCAGTTTCAATATCACCACGTCCTGCAAACATAGCAGCCATACTAATAGAATCTAAAGCATTTTCACCAGCATTTTTCAAATGTGATTTGTTTCTTGCAGCAATTAAATGACCGTTCTTCCAAGAAATCATTATGTTTTGGCCATCTGTCTTCTCCATCACAAAATTCTCCGGTCCAAATGCACCATTAACAGTAGTGTTAATCATTTGCTGAAGATCCGCCATAGTCAATCCAAAATCCTCAAACGGATGACTTAAATGTCCATAGGCTCCGCCTTCGTTAAGTGTTTCATTAAAGGATTCTTTTATGTGTGATTCAGTTAAGAAATCTATGTAGTTGAGTAATGACATGTTCTTTATATTTTTTAACGCCAACCTTTAAGTTTTAGACTTAGTGTTTCAAAATCCATTTCTATTTCAATTTCATCTTTTCCAATTGCTTTAGCAGATTGAATTTTTTTAAGTTTACCACTAAGTGCAGCAGCATTTATATCTGCTACCAAACTGTTAATAAGAGCAGCGCCATCTGCAGCAGAAGCTTCATTGATAGATTCTTTCATCATATTTGATGTAGCTACGTCAGGAAGTTTATCCCATTTAGCATTAACAAATTTTTCTACGTCATCAGGATCTTTAATAGCAGACAAAAGCCAATTTTCGCGTTGTTCATTGTCAGCCTTGTCCCAGTCTTGCTTTGTTACCATTTTATTGGCAGCCTCATTAATGAAGCTTTCAAATGTATGTATGTGTTTCATAGTTTTTCAGTTTTTATTTTTGATTAGCTGATAAAACTTGAGCGAATGATTTCGCGTCGGTTACTTCTTCTCCGAATAATTCAATAGTCTCTTTATCAAGACTGATATAAATTTCTGCTCCTTGATATTTCATATCTAAAATGATAGTGTTATAATTTTTTCCAATAGCTGTTCCACCTGATATACGTCTACCCGCCTTTTCTGCCCATCCAGCAGCTTTCCTAACTAATGAAGCAGCGTAAGACCCTTTCTTTTTAGCAAAATCCATTACATTAGAAGGTACATACGCAGCTTCATTAACTACAGACTCTTGTACATAAACAACAGAGTCTTCGCTATTTTCATAATCTACATCAAATCCCGAAGAATCTGCAAGATCGATAAAACGATCAAATTCTCTTTTAGGAAGAACATAGAGTGAATCACCTTTGTCATCTTTGTAATCCAGCTGACGAGAGAATCTTGCGTTTAGCAATTGATCCAGTTTGTCATCGTCAATGCTAAAGATTACTTCATTGCTACTTTCGTTTAAGAAGCTTTCAAATGTGGGTATATGTTTCATAATAATATGTTTTTTAGAATGTAGAATCCATGATTAACTCTGCAATCTCAGATTCAATAGTTTTTTTATTTGCGTTGGCTGGCATCAGGAGATTGTCTTCCAAATACTTCATGATAACAATTGCTAGCACTTTAGCACCAGAAGGCTTAGATTTTCCAGCTATCTGCACAGATGCTTCGTCTAAATTATCACCTTCAAGAAGTTCAGGGTATAAACTTTTAATGTCATCATCGTCCATCTCATAGTATTCACTTTGAAGATACGCAATAAGATCTTTCTTTTTTCCAGTTAGATCATGGCCCATTCCATTGTTGGCACCATTTTCTTTAGCTGTGATGTTGAATTTCTTTATGGCATCCATGATATCTTTGTCATCACCAATAAGATCTACGTCAATAGTTTCTACATCATTAGGCTTTTTTGCCGTAACAGATTCAGAAACAAAGTCTTTAAATGTTTTTATATTTTTCATATTATTGTATTTTATTTAAGTTTAACCATTGCTGCAATAATTTGCATAACCTTATCATAATAAGCCACCCCAATTTTGTATCTCTGCGGTTCAAGCATTTTTTCAATTTCAGAAGCCAATTTTTGAATTTCTGGTGATTCGTCGGAAAGAAGACTTATTAATGATTCTTGCCCTTCGTTAAGTTTATTTTCTTTTTCTTGTAAAAAGTTTTCGAATGTTTTCATATTAGTATGTTATTTTAGAATGTTGAGGTATCGTCATTAGTATTATCATCATCCCCGTCTTCAGTTTCATCGTCATTTTCTTCATCGTCTCCAGTAACTTTACCCTTATCTTTATCTTTGGGATCAACTGATTCTTCATCATCCTTATCATCATCAATATCATTTCCATCAACACGTTTCTTTTCAGCTCCAGATAAAACACCAAGATCACCAGCTTTATCCGCAGCGGCCTTATTAGCATCAGTTTTTTCAGGATGCTCAGGATCCATTGTTTTGTCAGCTGCTGGAATTGTTACATCAGCATCTTTCTTTTCAGAATCTTTATCATCTTTCTTTTCAGAATCTTCTTCGTCTTCTTCATTCTTGGCATCTTTCTTTTTAGACCCGTGAATTTCATCCTCCGTTTTAAGGATGGACTTTTTCTTTTCCTCTTCAGCAAGGAATTCGTTAAATTTTAAAAAACTCATATTATGCTTTGTTTAGTTTACCAATAGCAGCACCCCAATCACCAGATTTTTCTGCTTCAGCGGAAAGGCCATCTATTGTTTTTTTAGCTTTGACTTCATCGTAATCATCACCAAATACCTTTTTTAATTTAGCTTCAGCAAAATCTTTAAATTCAGCTGCAGATTTGATATCCTTTTCATTAATCTTAGATTCGGTGATTTCTTCAGACTCTTCGATAATAGTATCTTCGGAAGAAGATTGTTTAGAAATTAACATGTCAATTTCTTTTATTTTATTGCTTGTTAATTCCACAACTTTATAAGACATTCTGTAATATGATTTCTCGCCCGGAGATAGTTGTTTATTCATTCTCTTTTTTGTTTCAACAAGAGCATCTTTATCATTACTAGTTTCTATGATCGATCCCATAGAACCACTAACAAATAGAGGGTATGATTGTTTTGATCCAATTGAACCTCCAACTAAAACTAAAGCATATTTATCAGTTTTATAATTGATCTCTCCTTCATTAATCTCAAAAGATTCGGCGATTTCTTCCGATTCTTTAACGCCATGTTCTTCAACATCTTTCTTTCCGGCGTCAGTAGCCCCTTTGCCCTTTTCCCAATCTTTGGTAATTTCGTTAAAGAATTCTTTCTTTTGGTCATCGGTTAATTCAGCAGGTGAACTAACATCAAATTTCTTCATCTTTGCACCAAAGTATTCACGATACGATTTTTGCAATTCAGATAGTTCTTTTTCGTTCAGTTCACGAACGATATTAACGGCTTCTGTGAATTTTTTCATTTTCTTAATTTATTTTTATTTTATGTCATTGATACTAAATTTCCACGAAACCCACCATAATAACCGTCGGTTTCATCCTCTAACTTTTTCATTATCTTTTCATAATTCATACCTACAAGATCACCTAATTCTCTGATTAAGTCTTCATCAAATCTTAGTTCCTTATTAGAAGCAACGCAAAAAGTTGTAACGATTGCATTAATACGTTCTTCTTTCTTTTTGTCTTCCTTAGCCATTGGCATAAATATAGAAAGCATGTGATTGCGAAAACCTACTCCATCGTCATCATGTTGGTCATGGTACTCATTTATAAAGTCTGAATAGTTTAGCATCACTCAATCTTATTTGTTTTATATATCACAATTGAATTGAGTACTTTTTGAACGGGAATCCTTGCTGTGTGTAGATTTTTAATCTTTCTTCTCCATGTCTTAGCAGATAGTTTTTGGAACTCGGGGAGAGAGAAAAGTCATCAACAAAATCAATGATGTTAACTCTGTCTTTACCTTCAAATAAACGCATACCTCGGCCGATGCTCTGGCGGATAATACGTTCGCTTTTGTAAGATTCAACAAAATAGACATTATGAATGTTATTAATAGAGATACCTGTAGAAAAGGTACCAAAGGAAGCTATAAGAATTTTGTTTTCTCCGTTTTCCATACGGGAAATATAGTCTTCGCGAAGATCTATACCTGTTCCACCGTCAACATAAAACACTTCCTTATCGGCAGTGTTCTCACGAATATAATCATAAATACGTTTTCCGTATTGATCTTTAACGTTTTGGAAAAGTACAAGTGAATTTTTTGAACTTCGAATTATAAAGTCACATACAAACAAGAATCTTGCTCGGTTTTCAACGACAAGACGTTTTTCCAATTCTAACATTTTAGAACCTTCAATCTCATTTTTTCTTGCTCGTAGTTGTTCGAGTTTCTCACGACCTTCTGTCTCAAGATAACTTAACTTAACCTGTTTAACAAAAATAGCAGTAGCGTGTTTGTTCTTAATTAGGAAATTAGCCGATATGTTATTTACCTGCGGACCTAAATATGCCTGAATAGTAAGGGCTTCAGTAGATCCATCTTGCATCATAGTTCCGCTAAGACCGTATGCATATTTGGATTGGTAACAATTGATTAGAATCTTTTTAATTGAAGATGCTTGTGTATGATGAGCTTCATCGACGCAAACGGCATCAACACCTTCAAACCATTCACGGTCACGTTTCACCAAAGATTGATATGTACCTATAATAAGTTCAAGATCCTGTTTGGCTTTATCTGTTCCGCCGTGAATCATTTGCAAACGGTATTTCAGCTTTCCGTTATTATACTTTTCAAAATCTTCAAATGTCTGTAAAACCAAATTTGTATTGGGAACTACTATAAGCATCTTTCCAGCTTTCTTTCGGTCTATTAGATAACCAAAGATCATAAACATAATCAATGTTTTACCAGCAGACGTTGCTATTTCTGAAATAGATCTACGATATTTAATAATAGGAATTGCTGCGTCTATTTGGTAATCGCGAGGCTTATAATTAGGATGGTCCGAAAAGAATTCTTCTACCCATTCACGAAAGTCTAATTCGTCAAAATCAAAATCAATTAGTTCTGTTAATCCTTCTATGTTAATCTCAAGACTAAACTTTTTACAAACTTCATTAATTTCATTCCATAAACCTGATGGGATGCGATTATATTTATCTATAAATGATATATAGCCGTCCCATACTTTTTTCTTCACAAGTGGGTGAAATCGCCAATTACTTATACGACGTTTAAAACTATGACGAATCTGTCCGATCTCCATTTCATTAAAGTCAATAAGTTGGATAAACTTTCTATCTGGGGTTACTACTGCTTGTATCATTACCCTCTACGGAATTCTTCAAGAGAGATACGATATTTTACGCCGTAGCATATTGTATCAACCGTCTTTACAGTTTCTCTCATATAGTTAAGGTGGTTTTCCACCATTTCTTTCTGTTCTATAATTGGACCTAAGTCCACATCTACCATTAAATTCTTAGGATCTTTATCAAGTCTAAGATCATAGTTTTGTGTATAGTGCAACCATCTTTCTGCCTTTTTGGCACGAAGGATTTTGTTTAATCTTATTAAGTGAGACATTAGTGTATGTGAATACTCTAATGCTACTTGTCTTTGAGAATACAAATCTGTCAATAAACTACCTACGGAATATATATCGCGTAGTCTTTCGGACATGTCCGCGATTGTTTTTTTCCATTGCTCACGTTCTTCAGTAAACCGTTTTGAAAGTTTTTCAGAAGAGCTTTCCGTTTGTTGATTTTTGTTTTCTTCCATTAGTTTCTTTTATTTCAGCAATGATGCTTTCCTTCTTTTTAACTATTTCAAGTAATAAGGAAGTCATTTCTATTTTTTCAGGTAGTTTTAGTTTATATTCACTAACACCTTTAAGTTTTACAGGAATTTCTAAATCTTCTATGTCGTTATATCCAGTATGCATCATATTTTAAATCGCTAAAGTATTCGTTAAATTTGGGTAATGTTATTCCTTTACGTTTTGCATAAACTATCACATCAGATAAATCTATTTTCTTAAAGGAGTTCTCGGGTATTTTTGCATCTTGTAAAAACTTTTTCCACAAGAATACTTTTTTGCCTTCTTCAAGTTTCTTAATTGAACTGGATCTTCCGGCATCATCATAGTCATAAAAATATCTCACGTTTTCAGCTTCAAGTGGAAACTCTTTTTTATCACCACACGTAGCTGAACCATTCTTGAATAAAAAGGAATCCAACGGTCCTTCAAAAACCGTAATAGGTTTAGCAAGATCAAGTGTTAGTATTCCGAATGATGTAGATATTTTATCTATTTCGGTTAAATCATCAGGGATAGCAAATCCCATTATTTCATATATCTTAGAAAGTTTAAACGTCATGTATTTTGGATACGTAATAAAGTTTCTAATTTGATATCCTAAAACTTTTGTAGTCTCAGGTATGATATGAAATATGTATAGTTGTTGTTTTTTCTCATTCCAAGAAAATTTTGTATATTCAGGTTGTAATCGTTTTTTCAACCATATGAATATTTTACTACGATCAATAGGAACAAGACCAAATTTTTCTTCAATTGCTTGTCTTTCAATTCCATATCCAATCAGTTTATCCCTATCATATAAAAAGTAAGGATCAATTGCATTCTCATGATGAGGTGTATTGTGTTGATTACTTATGATGTAGTTAACATGCGATGTAGATAATTCTACTGCATGATCACGAAAGAATCTTGTAACACCAGATGTTTTTCCACAGTTAAAACATTTGAACATATAATTTGCAAAGTATATATTACCACGTTTCTTGAACGAATCTTGATGGGAATCTCCGCAATAGGGACAGGCAAAGTTTAAACGACCGGTGTAAGTAACGACCTGAGTTCTTTCACCAGAAAAACGAGTATTGAGAACTCGTTGTAAAGAATCCTTAACGGAAACATTTACATCAGCCGGGTCGGCGTCTGTGTTTGACGATAAAGAAAATGAGAACGAGCCTTCCGACTCGTTCCCTTTCTCATTTATGTTGAATATATTAGAGAGATCCATACAAATCATCATCAAAAGATTTACTGAAATCATCATCGAGATTCAGTTCATTAGCACTACCCAATTCAGGTAATGTAGTATCTATTTTTGCTGATGGTGCAGGAGCACTCATTTGTGCTGCTGGTTTAGGTGCAGATTTTGTAGTTTCACGGTTAGTTCTTTCAACCGATTCAATCATTCTACCACCTGGAACAGAATTACGAATCACATCATTTACGAATGTGTTTGTATCTTCGTCCCATTCACGGTAATCATATGTACTCAAATCCGGTGAAGCCTTTAAGAACTCCATGATCTTTGCAAGATCACCTTCAGATTTTTCCATTTTTTGACCGTCTATAGTAACAGGAACCTTTTCATCAAGGAAACGGCAGTTATCATAGTTATTAAACCCAGCCACTTTGGTAATATGTACCAAGAATGGTTTTCCTTCGAATAAATCAAACGGAATATGTGGTTTTCCAAACTCTGGTTTCATTTCGGCTTGAATCTTGTTAAAGATTTTAACACCATATTTCCAAATCATAATTTTACCAACCAATTCAGGACGGTTATCATCCTTAATGATTTGTACAAGGGATGCGAAAACTTGTCTACGTGAAAAGTTTTCAGATAACTTTTGTTCAGCTACCGATTCACTTTTCTTTAGTTTCCAAAACATATCTTGAAGAATTGATTTTTTCCCAACAGATGAAGGGCAGTCAACCATTTTAGATTCTTCAGTCAATGGATTTGTTAACCAACAAGACCATTTTTGCATTACACTTTTCTTTGGGTTTTGATGCCAAGGAAGGAAGCGGACTACTGATTTGTAAACACCATCTCTACCAGAATTGGCGTCAGGTTTGTAATTAGTTGTTTCTTTCTTGTCTTCACTTTTGAAGTCATCTACAGAAAGATTAAAGATGTCATTTAGATTTTCCATTTTTCTTTTAGTTTTTGTTTAGTTTTTAGATTTGTTTGTCTTTTAGTACTTTAACTCTGTAAGGGATACTTATTACTTTACAGTAACAGTATCAACTTTAGTTGAATCGCAATTTGCGACTTTAGAAGAATCAACTTGTACCGCAGTTGAATCTGATTGTGTTGTTGTTGTTTCAGCGCCGTTACCACATGCAGCTAATAAAAGTGTTAACCCAAGGGCAACCGTTGTAATTTTTGTTTTCATTGTTTTGTTTTTGTTTTTGTTATTTTTATATTGTTTATATATTCAGGAAAGAATAATAGTTTTTAACTTTGGGGATCAGAAACCTTATCCATGATAACAGATTGAGCCATTTTCTTTAATTCGAAGACATGTAACCCTTTATTCTCGGCCATATCATCAAAGAAGGCTTCTTCAGTTTTTCTTGTCTCTGTTAGTTCTGATAAGATAGATTCTTGTTGTTTTAGTAGAGCTTGTATGTCAACCTCAAGTTTTTTGATACCATCATTAAACGAATCGTATTTCTTGACCAACGTATAGATCTGTTGTATTTCTTCTGCCGTAAATGTTTTTGTCTCTGTGCTCATTATTTACTTAATGTCGTTATGATAATTTCACCAGCATACGATTCCATATACTTACTGTATTCTTCATTAGGAATGACTTCTAGCATAATGATAGTATGAAAAGTTTCCGAATCTGTCCAGGTATGAATATTATAATCTATGATTTTGTCTTTGTGCATATCAAGATACTCAACGACTTCCAGTATACGTTCAGGTGAATCGCCAAGCTCTTCCATACTAAAGTCAAACTTTTTGTATAACCGCGGACTTTCTATAGAACCTTTGAGTTTTCCTATTAATTTCTGAGTAGTATTTTCCATATAGTGTTTATATACACTTCCTTTCAAGAGTTTTCAACACAAAAAATGAGTCGACTAAATCATCGAATGGTTTAATCCAGGCACCTTTTTTGTTTTGGAATAATTCTGGTGTTTCGTGAATAGCTTTAAAGAAAGGGTGTTTTGCTAGGATAGGATCGCTATCATTATTATAGAAAGCATCCATCATTTTTTCCTTATTAAAGTTTCCTTTACCCGCAGTAGCTTTAACTGTCATGGGTGCAAATACCCACATGTTTTCCATACCCCAGACTTTAGCTAACTTACTACGTAAAAGATATTGATAACCACTTAGCTGTGCTAACCGATTTCCAGTTGAACCAAAGGAGAATCCTTCAATAGCAAATGGCCCCTCGTGATGTTTGAGAGTTTCATAAATAGTGTCTGTAAGTTTTTCGGCTTCTGATGTAAATGTCCTCTCTTTAAAAGTAGATTCTGTTCCATCAAATTTTGAATAATCGGTAGGAACTATAACATTAACACCTGAAATTTTGAGTGAATCGTGAATTTTGCCTGCTGACCATTGCCAACTATAAAAGATGTACTCATTATTTTGTAAAACACAAGCAGCTGGGCTCTTTGTGCTGAAATCAATCCCTACCATATAATTATGTATTAACCTTGTAAATCTCCTTGAGGAAATGATCTGCGTATAAGATCGTCTCTATGAACTGTAATTGCGTGTGTAAGTTCATCTTCTGTGTTAGGTATGTTTGATGCTATAGTATCAAAATCCATTCCTTTGTTTTTTAATGAAATGATCTTTTTAATCATAGTTCTCTCTGCAGAAGAAAGGTCTGTGTATTCACCACCGTGAAGAGCTGGGTTATATAAATCCCACACCTGTTGAACCAGCGTTATAGAAGAATTATAACTTTCAAATGTTTTTATCATTTAGATATGTATTAGTAGATTGTATATATCTTACTGTAGATTCTTCTTAATTTGTTTATCGTGTTTTCGTTTTATCCAAGCTAATCTTAGTTTTTCTTTGTGTTCAGCACTAAATTTTATACCTTTTTTAGAATCGGAAATTGCTTTCTTATGTTTGTCGGATTTAATCTTTCCTTTTCGCGACATAGACATTTTCTTACGTATTTCGTCGGTAAATATAAGAGTTGCTATGCCTTTCTTAGAATTTCGTATCTTTTCTTTGACGCTGTCTGGACGAGGGCCGAATTTTTTACCTGTCCTAGCTTTAGACATTTTATCCCTAGCTTCATCCGATTTAGGTTTACCTAAAGTAGCTTTTGATATTTTTTCTTTATGTTCTTGGGATAATGGATTATGACTAGCGCTTAACTTTTTTTTGATCCTAATGTATTCTTTATCTGGGTGATTTGTAAAAGTATCCCCGCCGTCACCGCCTGACATTATATTGTATCCAATGATAGGATTTTGCGAATTGTAAAAACTAATCCAATGTTTTTCCAATTCGTTTAGTTTTTCTTTTGAATCCGCAATATCTATAATTTCTTTTACAAAATTATCAATTCCGTATTTTAAAATTGCACGTTTAATTAACAATCCTGAACCAAAATAATTTTTATCCTTAGCCTTTTCATTTTTTCCAATGTAAATCTTTTGATTAAGCTTATTCGTTATTTTATATATGTATAGCATAATATTTTTATTATGCCAAGTTCTTCTTAATTTCAATATAATTATACTTAAAGTTTGCTGTAAACGTTTTAAATTCCGCGGAATTAGAAGAATAGTTAAGTTCAATTTCAGACATTCCTTGAAGAATAATTTGTTTAAACACAACAGTAATGAATTCAAATCCTGTATGATCTAAAAATGTAAGTGTAATGTCAGGGAGGTATTTATCTTTATTGTCTAAGTCCCAGTATGCCCATAGAAGATCGTATAGGATCCAATAATTAATATACCCTTCATAAGTTTTAAATGTCATTGTAAAGTCTCTGGATAAATATGTCTGAATTCTTTTACCACCTTTTGCACTCACAGGATCTTCATAAAGAACTTGTTCAACTAATTCCGTTGACAAAGATGGAAAAGTCATTGCCTGTATAGATGCATTTAAATAATCTGACAAATTATCATACGGTAGAGGAAGTCTCTTTAAGTACGTTTCGTACTTCTTAACTATACTAGGATACACAAAGTTTTTGGGTATCGTAATAAGAAAGTTGTTATTTTTTGAGTTTAAGATCATGTGTGTTTGATATTTATCGTATTAATGTTATGTTCCTACAGTTGAAATTTGCTGCCCACCTTTTCCAGTTGCTGGTTTTGTAAATTCAGGATTAGCATTTGGATTAGCTGGGTTTTGTACAATAGGTTGAGTTGCATATTTAACATTCTGACCCATACTCACAGAGACACCTGGAATCTCTACCAGATTAAATTGATTGCCTTTATTTGTAGCAGCTTTATTTAGTGCATCCTTTAAACTCTGTTGTTGTTTGGTAAAGAACTGATGAGCATTTGCAATTGTAGCAAGTTCCTTTTTAAGTGACGCATTTAGAGCTTCCGTAGTAGAACTTGCCCCTGTAGTTGCAGAAGCAATTGCGTTTAAGTTATTTTGTTGAGCATCAAGAATGGCTTGTTGATCAGAGATCGCTTTTGCTTTTGCTTGTAATTCTGCATCTTGATTTGCTAAATCATTTTTTGCACGTTCAAGATCGGCCAATTGATTTGCTATATCTTCTTGGATTGTTAAACTCAAATTCTTCATGATTTTCTCACGATCCTTTTGTCTAGCATAATTCCCTGAATAAATCAGTGTATCGTTTCCTTCTGGCGTTTTAATCACAATATGATATTCCTTATTGGATTGTTTTAATAATGCACCTGCTGTCACTTCGTCAACTTTAAAAAGTGCTTCACCTGATGTTGGTGCAATCGTATTACTAACTGTTGCTGGTATAAAGATTTTTGTTTCATCATCTTGAATAAAAACCAAGTTGAGACGATTATAATCAGTTGACAAATCGAGGCTAACATTTTCCTTTTTATCCGGAGATTTTGTAAAGATCTTAAACTTAAAAAAGTTATCAAACGGATTCATAAATATGTAATTTCTTCCTTGTGGATAAACAGTAGCGCCTACCGTTTCTGAAATATCAGACGTTGAATCTACGGATATCATTGAGGATTCGTAAAAGTTATTGATATACACACGGCTAATCACCGGCTGTGGAATAACATTATTAGAATAACTATTTGCACCTACACCAGAATCACTCAAAGTTTCAATTTTGTTATAAACTTTAAAGGGTCTGAAACCGTTAATAACATTGATACGTTCAAGTTGTTTTCCGTATTTTTTAGGATTGTAAGAAGTGAATGTTGATCTACGAATAATTTCTTGGCCGTCGTTACGATTAAACAATCTCATAGTATATTCAATAGTATATGAGAATGCTAAACCTGAGTTAAGAATCACAGGACGAAATATTCCCGGTGTATCAAAACCACTGTCTTGCATCATAGTCATATTTGCTGTTCTGTAGAGTTGTGTACCTACTTGTTCAAGTACTTCAATTTGATTAATAACAACCCATGATCCACCAATTGAATTAAGTGCAGAGATATAATCTTCTAAGAATCCACCATTATAAGTTGGGTAAAATTCTATGTAATCATAATCGGGGTTTTCTTGTACAGTCGATCCTAAGAATGAATAACTATCGCTTTGTGGAAAAGATGCTTCATATGTTTTTCCAGTGTTTAGGAAACGATTTCCATTAATTGTAGTAATCGTTGCGATTTCTGAGAAATTAATGTAGATAGGTGAGTCCTGAATAAACCCTGTATTACTATGCGTATACTGATATCCAAAAGTATTTAGTGATAGCGGGTTAGGCCAGAAGTCAGCATTAATTTCCCATAATGATGGAACTTTATATTCGATATATCGATCATATAGTCTATCACCTAAGAATAGTGGTGTTACTGAAAAGTTAATAAATGTCTGCCCTTTCAAAAATGAAAAAGACGAAGCTGAGAAATTCCTGCCGTCAAATTCTTTAAAGATAATTTCAGATATGAATCCTTCAACACCTTCAAAGTTATACCCAGATAAGATATGAAGTTTAACGACGTCATACTTAATAGAACCTATTAATGAAGGTGTAATATCCGTAAGAATGAAATTAGTATCAGAACTAATAGTTGGGAAGACCGCGTCAATGTCATGATATGCCCAATAATTAGAAGACTTATTCATCAACGAAGATGTACGGTCAAGCACGTTTCCTGTTGTCTCAACAGCTTGAGAATTATTTATGAATTGGTATTGATCTTGATATAAGTTTTCAATACGCAATGATTTCGCGCTCCCAGCGCCTGCAAGAGGAATAGCCTGTGATGCATACTCATACTCAAGAAGTATGTATTCATTGATTTGTAAATAACTTGATGCCATTTAGAATTTGATAAAGTTATATTGTAATCCTATTTGTACTCCAGCACCAATACCGATGCTTTTGTTTACGGGATTATAGTAGATTCCTGGACCTATATTAAGTCCTATCCCGAATCTTTTAGGTTTTGGTGGCGATCCAAATATAGGATCGTTAGTTGGAATGAATGCTCCGTCTATATCGGTGACAGTAAAACCTGGATAATCACTCTTAACAAAGATTTCATATCGGTCTTTATCCTTCTTTAATCCCGTAATAAGTTTAATCTTCATACCATCATTTGTAATATTGGTAAATAACGGCATGACACGAAACCCAGAAATTGTAGTATCAATGGTAAACATTGATTCACCTGCTAAAGAACGGCTATTACCCGCAGAATATGTAGTATCCCATGACCATTTAAGAGCACGTCTTCCATCGGGATAAACATAATCAACGGTATGTATATTTGTTGGTGGTTGATTTTTTAATTCAATCACAGTTTTCTGTAAATAAAGAACTGTTCCTCGTTGCTTCTTAAGTTCAGTACCTAGCTCAGCACTTAAGTTTTTCAGATTATCTTTATCAGCAATCAGAATACTCTTTTGACTCTGTAATTCACCTGCTCGATTCTTAACAATACGAACAGTATCGTTTAGAGCAACAAGATTAATATCGGCAATCTTTTTCTCACGTTTTGCATCAGCTGTTGAATTGCATTGTCTTAGCAAAAGTAGGATTGCTATCACAATGATAGCAAGATACACTACATCTTTTTTAATCGTTTTCATATTTTAGTTTATATTAGTTTGGTGGTACATCTGGGTTGGTTACACTCGCCGTTGCGATTTCAGAAAAATTAACCATTGCCTGTCCACTAACAGTTACATAACGATATCCACGTCTATCTGTATAACCATCTATAACATCTTCAGGTAACGGTTTGCTTAATCCACCCTTCCAATTTCCCCAGCCTCCACTTGGATCATGTAGAATACCATCAGGAATTATAAATTCAAGATAAAAACTATTTGATGTATATTCGGTCATCGTGTTTGCTGGAGATGCGTTTATTGGTAATCCTTTTATTACAGTTCCAAATCCTTCATACCCAGCACCTCGTGTACCGGGATCATCATACGGAGTAACTCTCCATTGCAAAGGTTTCGATTTCATGAAGGCGCCATTACCAAAAGTAGTCCATGCTTGACGCATTAGATTAATCAAGTTAATTGATGATGATCCAGTATATCCATCCACTTCATTATAAAGATCTTCCCATGTACCGTTATGATACGCTCTGTTACGTAAAGCTTGAGCAAACGGTAGTAAAACACCAGTGTTTGAAGTAAGACCCCATGTAATACCAGTATTTTTTACTAGGTTATGATAGTTAAGACCAAATGTTGAACCCATTCTATATGTCGTAACAATAAATGGTCCGCTTGTGCCAGACGAATCGTTACTTATTAAATAAAATTTGCAACCAGCTGGAACTATAAAAGAATATGAAAATTCCGATGAAATGGCAGTCGGGCCAGGTTTAACTACTCGTTCAATACATATATATGTACCTGTTCCTACCCCTGTTTCAAGCCATGCTTGTTCGTCAGTAAAATCATCACCTGTGCACCAAACATAGACTGTTCTATCATATGACGTTGCAGGCAACGTAGTAAAACTACTACTCATACTACCAGAATGAAGATCGGTTAGATAACGTATACCAGACCCAGTAGATGCAGTACACCTCGTTTCCAAAACAGGTTCAACTCTACTATTTGAATCCAAATAATCACCCATCATAGTAGCCCAATTCCAGGTATTGTGATTGAATGTCTTACCATATAACGGGTTGATACCATAACTAATTGCATTAGATGAATCCCAATGAGCAACAGCCGTTCCTGTGTACCACTGATTATAATCACTCCACATACGGAATCCCATTCCTTTATCGTATTCTGCTTTATGATAATTAGGTGTATCAATCGGGGTAATGGTTGGTGTTCCTACCACCATTCCAGAATCAATGTCAAATCTAATTTTTGCATGTTGCAACCACCATAATCCTCTTCGTTGAATATCTTTGCCAAAGCGATTTACACCGTATATAGAAGAATCGTCTGGCCATGATGGGACAGCTATATCATCAAGTAATAAATCATATGCATCATTTACTTTTAATGTAATGTTATAGTCCATCATTGCCCATTCAGAATTAATTCTTCTGAATCTTATTTGTGTTGGGTTATCCCGAGTATTTTCACTGTCGGTCTTGACGATCTCAACTGCGTATGCATATCCTGTGCTATCGGTAGCAGCCGGTGAATAATTAACAGCAGGTGTTTGGTATCTCGCTCTTAATGGTCTCAGTAATGCTCTAGTAGTAAAGCGATCATAGTATTTGCCGTATGTATTATCAAAACTATTCGGAAATATTATCCCGTCTGGAGTATCTGTATTTGTTGCATCTTGTCCATAATTACCAGCAACGGAAAGATCATAATCATATTTTATATACGTTGGATGAAATAAACCATGTTTGGGTTTTGGATTTGGTACACCACTAATAAAACCATTTACGTTAAATTCTCGTAAAGGTAATACTTTATGAATAGATGATGTACCTGTTCCAATAGCAGGACCAGGGAGTGTAGTAGTGAAAAATGTTGATTGCAATAAAGTAGGCGTTGATGGCCAATCTTCTAATGTAATTTTAAAAGTATCACCTGAATTAGCAGTTATTGTAATATTAAAAGGGATTCTAATTGTCTTTCTTTCAGAAACACCTATATAAGATGTAAAACCTGCATCAATGGTATGTATGGTTGGCGAGGCTATACTTCTTGTATATACCGTTTTTGTCTGCATTGGAGTGCTATTTATAAACACTCTAAGTCTGCATATCTTTGCATTTGCACTTATGTAATTGCTAGCGGCTGGTGATAGTTCAACATCCAAGTTGACAAATCCTGTTATTAAGTAATCCCCGGCTAAGACTGTTACTTGATAGTTAACAAATGGTGTTGGGTTAATACTACCACCCGCGCTTTCCGTAATCTCATACTCAAATGGAACTAATGTCTGTGTAGACGGGATATTATAGAGTGAATCGTTGCCACCTCGCGATTTTCCAATTACGTATCCTGATATCTCATCAGTTGTTGTATCTGTTCCACCTACATTATAGTCAAGTGCAACATAAGTAACCTCTTGTAATTGTAATCTTTCCTTCTTGATACTTGTTCTATCAATAGAATCATCAGACGCAGTTTTCTCAAAATGCGATGTGAAAGCCATAAAGGTTCCGCCGGTGTTATCAGTTTTAGGAATGAAGTAATCGCGTAAAGAAGTTACATTTTGATTTGAATGTATTACTGTGTTTACCTTAATGATATTTCCATTAATTTCATTGACACCTTCGTACGTAAGAATTACTTTGGGTGATGTTCTACGAGCTGCTTGAGTAATTTGAGGTGTAAGTTCTTCGGCAGATTCAGAATCTAAATAACCATTCGGTGTAATTAATTCTTCAATATCACCAATCTCTCCTTCACCTTCACCAGCAACAAAGTTATTTAATCTTACATTTGCTGTATGTATTGAAACTGTAGACCATGATATATCAGGAAATATTTTTTCTTCGCCGATTATTTGATAGAATTTGATAGAATCAATACCTGGTGACGTTGCGCTAATTGGTGCAGTGTAACCAGTGATTTCAGTTGGGTGTTGTAATAAGAAGCGATCAGCAGTACATGTTGCTCCACCACCGAATGCAAGGAGTATAGCAGCATTATCAGCAATACTAAAGTATATTTTCATTACACGCCCTTCAGAATCTGTGGCAACCAAACACGTTCCTGAGTACACATGAGCAGCATTACCAGAATCCCAAACTGTGTATTTTAAGGGAATATATGTATCTGGTGTAGTATTACAATCTGGTTGATATCCCCAACCACGGTTTTGTAAGATTCTTCCTGGCGCAGCGAACAGTTTTTCAGCACCGATTTCAACACGAATGATTTCTGCTTGTGTTGTTAATGTATTAACAGCACCGGCATCATAAGGACCAACAAGTCCAATTGGATTGTAATTTGTTTTACCAATATAGTTTCCACCGTAATCAAGCCCTGCTACTCGGGATGGTCCTGTTGGGCCGCCGTAATTAGCTGTTGCATATGCAAAACCAGGTACTGTGTATGGGGGTGTTCCAGTAGCTAAGTAAAAAACTCTATTATTGTCATCCTTAAATCTCGAAGGGTATGCATTCAAATCAAGGCCGGCTTTATTACTTATTCCTAAGTTTCCAGTTGTATCTAAATGAAGTTTAATTGCATTTAGAATATCACGATTGCCCAGATTGCGTTGTTCATATAAGCCACCCGCAACTCCGCCGTCTCTCCATCTTGGTATGTTTGCAATTGCAAAATCTCCAAGGTTGCTAGTTAAAAATGCAGCAGCACCTGCTTGGTTGTCTGCACCTACTTTCCAAGTTGTTAAATCAGCGTTATCTCCATTATAAGATAAATCACGAATAAGATTGAAACCTTGGTAGTGATTAATTGGGAACCAACCATTGTATTGTCCGCCGTGTGTACTTGTACCTACGCCAGCCGCTTGTGCTATACCACCTGGAAACCAAGTACCACCTGTTTTTAACCAACCATCATTAGATGTAGCAGGGCCGGTGAATGTTTTAAAATGATCATATGAAGGTTCAGCCCCAACTCCGTATGCTGCTCTTGGATAATATCCTTCTGTGAAAGGATAGTTGACCGAGTTTAATGCAGGAATATAATACGCCGACCCATATCTGTAGTCAAGTAATCCACCTGTTGTAACCCAAGTATCATTTACATAATCAAGAGTAATTTGTGATCGAGATTTTGTATTTCCACTTGGTACTTGTTGTACAATAGGGCCTCTTCCATACAATCCTTCGGGATCATTTGGACCAGTTTGATCAAGAGCACGATATGTATTTTGACCATACATGTGGAATCTTGTCTTAGGGAATCTTTCCTGTATACCAACCCCAGCAACGTATTTATTACGGTCACTGTGATCATCTGATAGTAGTGCTTGACCTGTTGCGATTGGTGATACTGCAAAAACCCATTCCGTTAAAAAGTTGGCATCGTAGCTGTTAATTTCATATAAAGGATTAGATCTACCTAAACCTATACCCAGTTGCAGAGATCCTGTGTTTGTTAGTTTATTTAATTCACCTACATTATAGTTTTCAAAACGAATACCACCTTGAGGTATTGCAGTATATTGAGTATCTATTGATTCTGATTGATAATCAGGGCTAACAGCACGACCAATTTTAATTGTAGTGTAATTACCGGTTTCACCACCTTGGTTATCTTGTGTTTCCGAAGAAAATATTGCAACTTTTGAATATTTCTGAGTTGCTTGAGAATTACCCCCGTCAACAGCGTCCCAAACACCCCTGTCACCCAGAAGGAATTCTCGAGCATGTACATGGAACCTTCCGTGGGGTTCGAGTACTCCTATGTCAGATTGTGGAACAGTAGTAATACCTACATTTCTGGAAGATGACATAAATACAACAGGCTTGCTGTTTAATTGATTTCCAATTATCCCAGCACCTGTGTAAGGATTACCAAATACATCAGACCCTGACGTGTATTTATATGCTGTATAAAAGATTAATTCATCAGCGCGTGTAGAATTATACAGCGACGTCTCACCAATTACAATTTCATTTTCAAAGATACGATCACGCTCCATCATACCAGCAGATCTTACATATTCATTAATTGCATCTTCACCAGAAGATGGTTGATCTGAATGAACAGATGAACCGTACCACGCAGCACGTTTATATAAGTTAAGTTTATATCCGGTAAAGTTTTTACTGATTTTATTATTTTTTACAGAATCGGCGTTATTTACCCACGGTCCAGTGGCTGCTAATTGTAAAACACCATTTAGATAATAAGTTCTTTTAAAATAATCGTTGTTAATAAAAGAACCATTTATTAATGAATGATATCCTTGGTAAACGTATGGACCGCTTTCATTTCTAAGTT